ATTTTACCAGACCCTGTTAAAGCTGTAGGTGACTTCTTTAGACAATATGTGCCTCTTACTTTGGGGTATTTGAAAGCCACTAAACAAGCTTTTACAGAAGAAGGCTTAACTGTAAATCTTGCTTTAACTGCTAATCAATTTGCTAAAGAATATGCAGCCCAATTTGATGCTTACGGTTCTAGTGTAGTTACAAGAGCTGTTGAGAAAGATATTTCCAAAGTAAAAGAGTATGTAAAAGGTAAACCTGTTTATGAAGTAGGTAAAGAGATAAGCGCACAATTAGCCGCTGGTTTAAAATTATCTAGTTCAGATATTACTGAAATGCTTAATAGTGGTTTAGAGATAGGAGCTACTGATAAAGGCGGTTCAGGAGAAGGCTTAAAGAAAAATGCAGAGCAGAATAAAGCTTCTCTAAAAGAAACTTATAGAAGTGCTTTTGAAGAGATTAAAAATAGTTATAGCCAAATACAAGCTGACCTTACAGAAGCACTAGGTAATATAGATATTCTATATCAGCAAAATGCTATGTCTATTGAGACTTATTTCTCTCAAAAGATGCAGTTACAGGAAACTGATTTAGCTGTTCAGAAAGAAATGCTGAACCAAGAGTTACAGTTAGCTTATGCTCAGAAAGACAAAGTTAAGATTCAAAAGTTAAATGGTGAGTTAATTAAAGCTGAAACTGATGCTAATAAACTTGCTACTAAGACTATTATCGAAAAGACTAATGCTGAAAGAGAGCTGCAAACTAGCTTAGCAAATATAAATGCCGAATATGCTAAAACCTTTGGTACTTTAGTTACAGCTACAGAAGCTGCGGATGCTGCTGAACAGAAATTCTTAGCTACTAATGGTGCTTTAATTCTAAAACTATCTTTACTAGCAGATGCTGGTGATGAATTAGCTGCTAAACGATTAAAACAGTTATACTCCTTAAAAGATAGTGCCGTTATTGACGAACAGTTAAATGACTTGGCTACTAAGAGAAATGCTTTAGCTGCTGAATATGACGCTACTATTCAAAGAATAGCTGATAGAACTACTGCTGGCTTTCCTGATATTTGGGGTACTGCTTCTGACGAAGCCTTAGCTAAAAGACGTGCTGGTATGGCTGAGATAGAAGCTAAACAGAAAGAGATATTAAGTTCTCAAGGAGCTGTGCCATCTTTATCTGATAACGCTAAAAAAGAAGTAGCTAAAACTAAAGAAATATTAGAAGATTTGAAAGGAAAGTCCGGCTATATAGCAGAACAAATGAGCAAAGCATTTAATGATTCTTTCTCTAATGCTTTTACTGGATTTATAGCTGGTACTGACTCAGCTAGTAAAGCTTTCTCTAACTTTGCTACTTCCATGATTGGCAGTATTCAGAGAATTTTAGCTCAGAAAATGGCTGAAACTTTACTAAGTAGTTTTATTACACCAGCTTTATCTAATATTGGTAGTGGTTTTATGGGGCTATTTAGTAGTTCTATTAGCGGAGCTACTGCTGCTACTATGGGTACAGGAATTATACGCCAAGCTGCTAATGGTGGTGTATTCTCAGGCCCAGGTATCTCAGCTTACTCAGGTTCAGTAGTATCTAAACCTACTATTTTCCCGTTTGCTAAAGGTACTGGTTTGATGGGTGAAGCAGGGCCAGAAGCTATTTTACCTTTGACCAGAAATTCTAAAGGTAAACTCGGTGTATCTGCTGATAGTACTGGACAATCGGGCAGTAATGTGTATAATATAGCAGTTACTGTTCAAAGTTCTAAGGACGAAAAGCCCGCAGATACAGGACAGAAAATTGCAGAAGCTATGATGAGAACTATAGCTAAACAAGAAATCGGATTAGCAGCTAGACCAGGCAACTCACTTAACAGAACTACTAAATTTGGATAAGACATGACTACGACAGCTTTGCCTTTACCTAATAAAATAGCACTTTCAAGTGATAAGTCTGTTAGTTTTAGAGCCATCTCCTCCCAGTTTGGGGATGGCTATCAACAAATAGCACCTAATGGGATTAATAATAAGGTAGCTTCATGGAATGTTGAGTGGGGCGCTTTAACATTAACTGAAAGAAATACTGTAGAAACTGTATTAGATAGTGTTGGTTCTTGGGGAATACTAACTTGGACTCCTACTAATGAAACAGTACAATTGAAATTCAGAATCACTAATGAAGGATATTCCAGAAAAACTTTAAATAGAAATGGCGTATTTTCTATTTCTTGTAAGTTAGTTCAGGTCTTCGACATATGACTATTAATCAAGATGTTCTAAAATCAGAAGTTCCGGCCTTAGTAGAGTTATTTGAGATAGATTTAACCTCTACTAATGTTCCTGCGCTTGCTGGTAATGTGTTTAGAGTAGCTACTATGACTGACTCTACTGATTTAGCTAATATAAAAGCTGTTAGTTTTGGTGGGAATGACTACGTTCCGTACCCTATACAGATTTCTGAAGTATCTTTTTCTTCTGATGGTGCGCCTCCAAGACCAAAGTTAGTAATAGCTAATGTTAATAAGTATATTGGTCAGTTAGCTTTTGCCTACGGGGATATTATAGGTGCTACTGTTACTTATATTAGAACATTTACACCTTATTTGAATTCCTCTAGTAAAGTATCGCTGCCGCCATTGAAATACTTTATAGCTAAAAAGACTTCTCATAATAGAACTACATTATCCTTTGAGTTAAGGGATTTCAGAGATAAAGAAAGAGCTTTCCTACCTAAACGGCAGATGTTAAAGAAAGACTTTCCTGGGCTTGGGATTAATAAAAATGTCAGATAGAATAGTATTGACTTTTAAACAGTCTGAGAAGATTAGAGAGCATACATTAAACTGCTATCCGCAGGAAATGTGTGGTTTCCTAACTGAAGATGACTTTATTCCTGTAAAGAATACTGCTGAGGAGCCGGAAAAGTCATTTAGAATAGATAGTATAGACTATGCTAGATGGTTTAGCAAAGCTATAGCAGTTGTTCATTCACATACTAGAGCTTTAAAGAAACAGGAACTATTTGATTTAAGAACTCCTAGTTATGCTGATTATGTTAATCAGAAGAAGACTGGCTTACCTTGGCTCATTGTTGGTTGTGAGAGTTTAACAGTTACAGACCCAGTTCAGTTTCCAAGAGTTCCTAGTAATGAGTATATCGGTAGACCTTTTCAATGGTTTATCTATGACTGTTATAATTTAGTTCAGGACTTTTATAGGTTTGAACTTGATATTATCCTGAGAGATTCTCTAGTAGATAAAGATTACCAAGATATTAGACACATGAATGATATATTTAGTGACTATTTCGAGGATTATGGGTTTAAAGAAATTCCTTTTGAAGAACTTACTGATGGTAATCTAGTTCTATTAGACCATGGTGGCTTTATCTGTAATCATTTAGGTATCTATTGGAAAGGTCAGGTTATTCATCAAGGTATGATTAGTGTATCAGTTCCTTTTGAAACTTTCTTAGGAAGAATAAATAAGGTATTAAAATATGTTGGCTAAACTAAATGTTGTTATTCTTTCAGGTGAAAATCCTGAGGTATTTGAATTGTTTGCTTCTAATATAAAAGAAGTAGTTAGTTTACTGCGCTTGCAGAAAGGTGATAGCTTTGCTGAGGAGTTGTTAAATAATAACTATAAGTTTGTATTAGCTGATTCTACTAGAGAAGATAGTTTTGTAGCTTTAGTACCTGAAGTTGTGTTTTCTAGCTTTGAAGGGTTTGATTTACTATTTATTGTACCTGAGATTGAAGGTGAGGAGCCTGTTTCAATAGGTACTGCTATGGCTGTAGCTTTATCTAGTGCTGGTTTTGGTACTGCGGCTGGTTTTGTACTAACTTATGCTGCTGTTTTTGGAACTGTAGCTTTAATGGCACTTAGTATCGGCCTTAATATGCTAATGTCGGCTTTATCCCCTACCCCAGAATTCTCTCAAGACCCTGCCGCACAACAAAACAAATCTAATTTATTTAATGGCGCACCTATAGTAAGAAACCAAGGTGGTAGTGTACCACTTATATTTGGCAATCCTTACTGTGGCGCAGTACTTATTTCATCTGGTGCATTTACAGAAGAGGTTACAGCATAATGGAAAACTTACCAGTAATTTATGGTGAAATGGGTGGTAAAGGTGGTGGTGGTCATACCCCAGTAGAAGCTGCCGATACTTTATCCTCTAAACAAACTATGCGTTTGTTATTTGCCTTATCAGAAGGACAGATAGATAGTGTAGAGGATATTCTAGTAAATAGTGCAAGTATTAGTAACTATAGTTCTACCGTAGACTACGAAGTCAGGCAAGGTACAGTTGACCAGACTGTTATTAAAGGTTTCTCTGAGGTAGAGGCTCCTTTAACTGGTGGTGGTGTATTTCCGGTTGAGTTAAAAGCTGGTATTCAGCATATCTATTCACTTTTAGGTATGTATGATGCGGCTAGAATCAATCTAACTATTCCTAGATTAATGCAAGTAACAGACCTAGGAGACCGAGTAGGTTACACAGTTACTCTATCTGTTTATAAAAGACATCAACCATTTGGCGGTAGTCCAGGAAGTTGGCAATTAGCTAGTACTATTACTAAGAATGGTAAATGTACTAATCCTTATTCATGGGATGTAAGATTAGAAAAGCCAGATACTACCGGAGAACTTGATTCTTGGGGCATTATGATTGTCCGAGATTCTGCTGATGATTCAAATGATAAACATTATAGCACTACAGCTTTATCTGCTATTACTACTATAGTTGAATCTAGTCTGACTTACCCACATACAGCTTTAGTTGGTGTTACTTTAAAGGATGCTGCTCAGTTTGGTGGTTCCATTCCTGAAATTAAGTTCAAAGTTAAAGGTATTAAATTACCTTTACCCGTTAATTATAATCCAACTACTAGGGCTTATACTGGTGTATGGAATGGTGCGTTCAAGTCAGTTAGAGAATATACTGATAACTTAGCTTGGATAACTTACTGGGTTCTACGAGAACATGGTTCTACTTTCTTAGACTCTGAATGGGGTTTAGAGATTGCTGCTAGTGATATTGATGTAGGTTCCTTTTACTTGTATGCTCAGTACTGTGACCAGTTAGTATCAGATGGTAAAGGTGGTCAAGAACCTAGATATACAGCGCACTTTCAGTTTATTGAAAGAGATAATGTTCCGACTTTCTTAACTTACTTGTTAAATCTAGGTAATGCTAACTTCTCCTCTAATAGTCTAGGCCAGATTTCAATTATCTGGGATGGCGCAGGCCAAAGCATTACTAAAGTAGTATCTAATGCTACTGTAGTTGATGGTGTTTTTGAGTACTCATCTAATGACCTAGAAGGTAGAACTAATCTAGTTAATGTAACCTACGCTAGAGAAGAACTATTTGGCGATAGCGATACCGCTACTCATTATGAACAGACTTTAATTGACAGATATGGCTTACAAACCTCTGACGTAGTATTGTTTGGTTGTAAAAGTGAAGCACAAGCTTTGAGAAAGGCTAGAGCGGTTCTTTATAACAACTGCTATGCTACTGATTTAGTTACTTTTAGACAATTATTCCAAGGTGCTACTTATCAAATAGGTGAGTTAGTTTCTGTTATGGACAGTGATAATGTTGTAACTGACCCTAAACATGGGATAATTATTGAAAGTTCTCTTTTAGCTGGCACTACAACGCTGGCTTTAGACCGTTCAATAGTCTTAACTAATGCTAGTTATACTGTTCAGTTTATCGGGGCTGATGGTACTACATTCTTATCGAAAGCAATTACACAAACTAATGGCTCATTCTCTAGTGTTACTTATACTGGAAGCGAAGTACCTTTTGTTGGTGGAACTGTGTTGTTCTCAACTACAGCTTTAACTCCTAGAACAGTTAAAGTTATCAAGGTTGATAAAGATGATGAACACGTTTATACAGTTACTGGGTTGACACATAATGAGTCTAAATATAGTTATATCGAGACAGTAGGTTCTATTGCTACGCCTTCTGGTAGTTTCATTAACTTTAATAACTTTACAGTTCCAGCTGTTAGTAACATTACAGTTGATGAAGTGTTCTCATCTAATGGTGTAGTTGAGTTCTCTAAACTAGCTGTTGACTGGGATTGGAATGTTAGTGGTACTGAAGACTATAGAGCTACTTTTGATATTTCTTACCGTAGAGATAATCAAGAATATCAGCAAGCCAGAAACTTAGGTACATCTGACTTTGACATTGAGTACCCACTTCCAGGTGTCTATGATATTTATATCTGGGCTGTTAATCCTTTTTCTGGGTTGCGTTCAGTTGTAACTACTGTAGCTTATAACTTTAGAGTAGCTTTCGCAACTTCTACTTTGCTGCCGCCAACTAATGTAGTAGTTCCTAATACCGCTGGAGTTGTATTTCAGCAAAGAGATTTGCCGCTGACTTGGACTTTTCCAGTTGCTAATGATACTAAGGTTGATAAACTTAAAGACTATGTGGTTCAGGTCTTAGATTATGCTACAAGTACTGTTAAAGGAACTTACACAGTATCTCCTAACACAGCTAAAGGCGGTGATTTTCTACTTACTTTTGCTGAAAATGCTGCTATCTTTGGAACTTCTCAGAGACAGTTTAGAGTTAGAGTTTTTAGTAGAGATTTAGTTGGTGATTTATCTAATTATGTTGAGGTTGTTCCTAATAATCCAGCCCCTGTTCTTGATGTTACACCTACTGTAAGTGCTGTTTTTGGGGCTGCTTATATAAAAGCAACTATTCCAAGTGACCCTGACCTTGTTAGTTATACTTTTAAAAAGTATTCTGCCGCTACCGGTGGTACTCTTCTAGGAACTATAACAACTGTTAGTAACTATGTTGATTTTGAAGCTACTGCTGGTACTGAGTATTTCTATACCGTAACTCCTAATGATAGTTTTGGAACAGGAACTGAAAGTACTAGAACCGCTAGTACTGCTTTATCTGTAGACCCAGATACTTACACTTATACTGGTTTACAATTTACCCCGAATAGTCCTGCTAATAACTATATAACTTGGAGTTCTTTTGTAGCTATAAAGAATGGCTCTACAAACGTAACAGTTAATGCTGGTAATGCTCAATGGACTACTGGAACTCTTTATCTATATTACATTCCTGGAGATACTACTTTTCATAGTACAACTTCAGCCACTACTGCTATTGCTGCTGGAGGTAGAATTCTTGCTACTTATAAAGGTGGTACAGAGATAACTGCTGATGCAGGTAAAGCATTTATAGACGGAGACCAGATTATTGCTGGCTCTTTACTAGCCAGTGCTTTGACTACCGATGTTGCCTATATTACTAATATGGCACAGATTGGTAACATCTTAGAAAGTGATAACTATAGTAATGCTGGGATTTTTTCAGGGTGGAGATTAGATAAATCAGGTACATTATATGCTAACGGCATTATTATTAAGGATTTATCTGGCGATACTGTTTTAGCCAGTGGTTCAGGTCTTTGGGAAGGCACTACTAATTGGTCTGGTGTAGGTGGGGTAGGTAAGCCGGCAGATAATGCAACTGTTGGTGCAAATAGCTCTAATTTAGCTATAGGTACTAGTACAAATGTAATTAAAAATTCTGATTTTTATAATGCCTCTTTATCCGGTTGGAGTATCACGGGTATTCATTTATTAACTGGTATTACTATAGGTGTAGATTTGGGTGGATGGTATCCAGTAGGTGGTCATGCTGGTTGGATTCATCAAGATAATGCAAATAACCCAACTGGATATGTTGACTTTGGTACAGAGAATATACCTGTAATAGCTGGTACTAGATATGAGTACCAAGGAAAGACTGGAGCGCATCGTTGTCAAGTAGATGTATTTGTATATTGGTTTAATAGTGCTGGTTCTGTAGTAGGTAATACAGCATTAGTAAGTAATAATGCTGAAGCATCTGGGGGTACAACTCTTGCTGGTTATAAATGCCATTATGGTTTTGGAGTTGCACCAGCTAATGCAGTTTTTGCAAGATTTGTTATTCGTAAAAACGGAACTTTTGCTGGTCAAGGCGATAGTTGGGCATTTTTCACACAAGCCTATTTCGGTACTGCTTTAGCAAATCAAACAGAAGCATCTAGTTGGTCTGCTGGAGGTTCAGCCGGTGCTTTTGCAAACTTAAACCTAATAACCAGCAATAACACAACAACCTATATCGACTCTGCCAATGGAAAAGTTTTAAATAACTTACAGCAATGGGCAGAGGTAAATGGGGCAACAAAACCAGAGGATAACGCAACTAAAAGCAGGGTATTTCAACAAGCGACCGCACCAACCAGCGGCATGACTTTGAACGACCTTTGGGTGGATACAACCACCCTTAATCCTGCTGTTTACCGCTGGTCTGGTGCTAGTTGGATGCTTGCGGGTGATATTACTGCCAATAACACAGCGGCTGGTATTGCTGGGCAAGGCGCATTAGCTACAGCAAATAGTGCAAATTGGTCTGCTCAAGTAACAGGAACAGGAAAACCTGCTGATTATGCAGATGTAACTAACTATAGTGATAACAGAGTTGCAAACAGTTTACTTTTGGCAAATAGTGGTTTTAATTTAATTACTGATGATTCCCTATCTAGTCCTATATGGTGGGGGTTTGGGAGTAATACTCTCCCAACCTATGTATCAGCTGTTAGTGCCACTAGCGCTGACCAACCAACCAGATTTTACACTATAACTGCTGGTATAGGTCAATTTGATTGGTCTAGTACTCGTTTTTCTGTAGCTAATAGTACCCAGTATCGTATAAAGCTTTCTATGTTTATCAGTTCTGACTTTGTTGGCTTTGTTGGACCAGTTGTTCATGTACCTGGGGTAGTATGGGCATTGCCGGGAAATACTGTTACAGACCCTAATGGAGTTTTTCCTAATGGACATACAGCAACTTCTTGGAGTTCTGGTTCTTGGCAAACAAGAGAAATTATTGTGACTACTTCTGCACAAGCAGACCTTAATTGGCTTCAAACTAGGATTTATGGTAGAGTTAGTACTGGTTATTTTGCTTTTTCTATGGAAGTAACTCCTTTGTCTGCGTGGGGGGATATTCAAGATCCTACCGGAACAAAGCCTGCAAACAATGCCGATGTAACTAATTACAACGACACAAGAGTTTCTAATGTTATTGAAGAAAATAACACCTTATCAGTTTCTCGTCCTGTAGGCGCCAGTTTTAACAATAATCAACTCGCTGTCACAGGCATGATTAGGATTATATTACCGCAAGGTTTCACTAATACGATGATGAAATTCACGGTGAATGTCTATACCTACAGCCAAGATAAATCTTTTAGTCTGAACTTGGCAGGTTATAACCACTATAACTCAGGAGCTTGGTACAGCACAGAAGCCAATCTATTGGGTTCAACAGCTGCAGACAACAGAGTTAGGTTTGGTTACGATTCTACTTTAGGTAAATGTTGTATCTATATCGGCGAACCCACAAGTTCTTGGAGTATTCCTAAAGTAATGGTTAAAGATTTTATTGCTGGGTATTCAAACTTTGCACGAAGTCAGTGGGAAACAGGTTGGGCGATTGATATTGTTACTTCTGCACCTCAGAATGTATCACAGGATTATGCAGATGCATTGATTGATGCTGCTAGTATTAGAAACCAAGGTACGTTAGCTACTGCTAATAGCGCAAATTGGAGTTCACAAGTAACAGGAACAGGAAAGCCAGCAGATTACGCGGATGTAACAGCTTATAACACAGCGGCTGGTATTGCTGGGCAAGGTGCTTTTGCAACTTTGAATAAAGTAACTTCATCTAATGCAAGTACATTTATTGATAATGCAGCTATAGGTTCTGCTCAGATTGCTAATGCTGCTATCAGTAATGCACAAATAGACAGGGCATCTGTTAATAAATTACAAGTAGTAACTGCTGATATTGTTGATGCTAATGTTAGTACTTTGAAGATTG